GTTGCACTCGAATCGAAACTGGTGAAGTTGGTGTTCGTGTTGGCTTCGATAAGCAAGTACAAAGTGGAGAACTGCTTCCAGGTTCGTTTAATCAAGTATTGATTGGTGATGTTCTGACATTCCCCATCAAGGATGTTAATGTTAAGTTGGACGACATGACTCCTGTTGCCAAAGATAACAGCACAATGAAAGACTTTGACGCTGTGGTTATCTATAACATCAACCAAGCACAAGTTGCTGAATTGTATAGCCAGAAAAGCCAAGCATTCCATGCTCGTCACAATGGTGATATTTACCTGATGTATAACTACATTGTTCAAGCTGCTCGCAATGCTATCTACAAAGAAGCACGAAAGTATGAAGCATTGGATATGGCAGACAATCGCCAAGCAATGGAACAAGCCATCAAAGAGCAGATCCAAAAGTCTCTTGCAGACGAGAAACTTGATGGCAGTCTAGTTGTTGGACAGGTTCTTATTCGTAATGTTGTGCCAGCTGACTCTGTTGTTGCATCGGCTAACGATCTTGTTCGTGCAAAGAATGAACTGAAGCAGAAAGAAGTTGAAGTGAAGACTGCTCGTATGGAAGCAGAAAGAATGCAAGCATTGAGCAATCAAGGTGCACAATCTATTGCTTATATGCAAGCACAAGCCATGATTAATATTTCTGAAGGTATTAAGCAGGGTAAGGTTCAGACCATTGTTGTTCCTGCTAACTTCAATGCGTTGATGATGCCAAAATAAATTTGCCATATACCCCTTTCTGGGGTATAATGTTTTATACATAGTAATGTACACTTTGAAAAGGAAACTAAATGAAACTCTCTAAAGAAACTGTATCCCTAATTAAGAATTTTGCTGGAATCAACAGCAACCTGCTTCTTAAGAATGGAAACAAACTAGCGACAATTAGCGCACAGAAGAATGTGATGGCTGATGCTACTGTAACCGAAACATTCCCCGACTTTGGTATCTACGATCTCAATGAGTTCTTGGGTGCGATGTCTTTGTTCGATGATCCTGAATTGGAATTCAACGACAAGTTTGTTTCAATCAAACAAGGTTCAAGTAACATCAAGTTTTTTGCAGCTGATGCGACTGTCCTAACTGCACCTCAGAAAGCAATCACCTTCCCTGATGCAGAAATCAACTTCACTCTTTCAGCATCAATGCTGAATATGATCAACAAGACTGCTTCTGTTCTTCGTGCAGCAGATGTATCAATCGTTGGTGATGGATCTACTATTAATGTTCTTGTTGGAGACAAGAAGAATGCTACTGGTAATTCTTACAGTGAGCCAGTTGGCACGACTGACAAGACCTTTAAGGTTAACCTAAAGGTTGAGAATCTTAAAATGCTTCCTGGAGATTACAATGTCAGTATCTCTAGCAAGAAAATCTCTCGTTTTAAATCACCAAGCACTGACTTGGTTTATTATGTAGCAGTTGAGGCTGATTCTACTTTTGAATTTTAATCTGAGGTAACTATATTATGATTGAGTCTCGTAACGAGATGTATCTGTGGGTCGAGAAATATCGCCCACAGAAGATTGATGACTGCGTGCTACCCGAATCCCTAAAACAAACATTTAGGGAATACATCACACAAGGTGAATTGCCAAACTTCCTGTTCTGTGGAACAGCTGGAGTTGGCAAGACCACTGTTGCCAAAGCACTATGTAATGAGATTGGTGCAGAGTATCTAATGATCAACGGATCGGAAGAATCGGGTATTGATACACTCCGTACAAAGATCAAAGGATTCGCTTCTACCATTAGTCTAACTGATGCAAAGAAGGTTGTTATCCTCGATGAGGCAGATTACCTACAAGCAAACTCGACTCAACCAGCACTTCGTGCTTTCATTGAAGAGTTTGCCAACAACTGTCGATTCATCCTAACTTGTAACTTTAAGAATCGTATCATTGAACCCATCCACAGTCGTTGTTCTGTGATTGAGTTTAAGATCGATAACAAAGAGAAGCAAGAAATTGCAGCGACATTCTTTAAACGAGCCACTGCCATTCTTAAGCAAGAGGGTGTTGAGTTTGACCAGAAGGTTGTTGTAGAACTGGTGATGAAACACTTCCCTGACTATCGTAGGATTCTAAACGAACTTCAGCGATACTCTGTTTCAGGTAAGATCGATTCTGGCATCCTAGTTAACATGAGCCAAGAGTCGTTTAAAGATCTGATTAAGTTAATGAAGGATAAAAACTTCACTGAGGTTCGTAAGTGGGTTGCGAAGAACTCTGATTCAGATACAGTAGCATTGTTTCGAGAATTGTATGATAGCGCAAGCAATACCATTGAAGCGAATAGTATTCCACAATTGGTTCTTGTTCTTGCAGACTATCAATATAAAGCAGCATTTGTCGCTGACCATGAACTAAATATTATGGCAGCACTGACTGAGATTATGGCTCAGTGTAAATTCAAATGAGGTTAATATGGAGTTCTTTTTACTTTTTATTGTAGCATTTTTTATGGGTACTGTTTACGGATGGAACCTAAGAGAAAGACATGCCAAGAAATTTATAGAATCTCTTGCTGAAGCTGCTCAAGAAGAAGAAGACGATACTGTTGTTCGAATTTTTATTGAACGACATAATGGGCAGTTGTTTGCTTATCATAAAGACAACAGCAGGTTTATCGCACAAGCCAGCACTAGAAATGAATTAGAACAAAAACTTAATGAGGCATATCCTGGAAAACGATTTGGGGTATCTCATACTAATTTACTTGAAATAGGATTTATATCATGACACCAATTATTAGTGACCATCAAGAAGGTAGCAGAAATGCAAAAGTTTACAAAACTGCTAATGGAGAATATGGGGTAGTTGTATTCGATGCAGAGACAGATTATAATGGCTTTCAGTCATTCCACAGTATTGATCTTGCAGAAGATTACGCAGAAGACTGGGTACTGAGAGAAACGCATTATGACACCCTTTGATTTTATTAACGCAATTAACCTAACAAAGAAAAACTTATTTGAAGATCCAC